AGTAAAAATCCTACTTGTGGTAACTGTTCTTGTGATCGACTTGGACCTATGGAGTTTGACAGGTTTCGTGAGTTGAACGACAGACTGATACATAAGTGGCAGGAGGCCGTAGAAAGGTATGTCAAGGATTGTCAGATAAAAGCAGTTCAGTGGCCTAAAACAATTGGTTGGGAAGAACTGCGTATCAAAAGGTTCAAGGTAAATGAGGAACAGAATCATGGACTAGCGAACCATGTTGATGTTTATTCTCATGCACACGCAAAAAGGTTTCTCTGTCTGATGGTTTATCTGAATGATGACTTTGAAGATGGAGAAACTTACTTTCCATTGTTTGATGTTGGAGTGAAACCAAAGCAAGGTAGGTTGTTTATTTTTCCCCCTACATGGAACTATATTCATAGAGGTAACCCCCCTCGTAGCCCCTCTAAAAGAGGTGCCAAATACTTTGTGATGACACATCTAAACTATATGGACTTGAGTGTTGTAAATGAAGGAACAGACTTCTCTGATAGAAAGGTTGCTGCATATGATCCAAACACAGAGAAGATGACCAAGGAGCAACTGTTGTGGCCCAAAAATTAAACTTCTATACAAGACTTTATCCTGATTTCTTAGATGATGAAATGTGTGATGCATATGTTGCATCGTTTGAAGAGACTATGGAGAAAGATGCTGAAGAGGTAAAGAGAACAAGCATCTGCACTGGTCCTGTTCGTCCTGACGGTCATCAGATTTGTGGTAACTGTAACTGCCAGAGAATGAACCCTATGGGGTTTGACAGGTTTGATCATTTGAACAAACTTGCAATGAAAAAATTTATGGACATTGTGGAAAAATATCGTGAAGACACAATGATACAGGACTACCAGTGGCCGAGCAATATCATGTGGGAAGAGTTTCGTATGAAGCGTTTCCTTGTCAGTAATGGTGGTGAAGAAGCAGAACAGTTTGGCGACCATGTTGATGTAAACTCTCATGCTGGTGGCAAGAGAATGCTTATTCTGATGGTCTACTTGAATGATGATTTTGGTGGTGGTGAAACAGTGTTCCCTCATTTTCGTGACTCAATCAAACCGAAGAAAGGTAGCATTCTAATGTTCCCACCCATGTGGATGTATCTGCACAGGGGCAATCCACCGCTTGCTCCTGGCTATGCAAAGTATTTTTTGATGACGTATTTGAACTATGAACCAATCCAAAATTAAATTCTTAGAGAACAAACTGATTGCTTATCTTGGCTCTGCACCAAAAGCTGTTATGGATCATTTAATAGGAACGGCTGAAATTTTGAAAAGCTATGGTGCTTCAGATTATCTCATTGACGCTGGACTGTTCCATTCTATCTACGGCGAAGCATCATCCAGAAATATGCCAAAAAATTTATACTTGACAAGAGACGAATTGATTGATATAATCGGACAACAAGCAGAACAAGTTGTGTATGAGTTTTGTTCCATACCTGACCCAAGGTCACAGAACATTCTTTTGTATCCAGATGGCCAGTTGAAAAAAGACTTGATATTACTAGACAGAGCAAACGAGGAACAAATGAATGGCTGAAACTGAAACACTTTATTCTGTTGATTATATTATTGGTGAGTTGCCAGACATAGACAGGAAGTCTATTGGTAATATGGTTCTACGAAATTATCTTGCTGGCAATAATATGGACAAAGATGAGTCTAGTATTCGGAATGAAGATATCCGTATTGTCTATAACGATGATATTAGGAAACTTACCGAAGCTTTACAAAGAGAGTGGAGACAAAAAGTATACGAACAGTTTGGGGTTGTTGATAAAAACATAGAGTTATATTATGAGAATGATCCTAATGAAGCATTTTGGGCTGTGGTGCATAAAAATGGTGAGATGACAAACCTACACAGCCATGAAAGTCATGATAACTACTCAAGAGGTCCACATGTAAGCGCAGCGTTCTGGGTTCAAGTTCCAGAGAATAGTGGTGATTTTGTTTTTCGTTACAAACCAAACCCATACATTGTTGCTAATAAGGTAATAAAATCAAAAGATGGTGGTTTTTTACTGTTTGATAGCACTATGGAACACTTTGTGACGAAAAATTGTAGCGACGGTTTGAGAATCGTCATCAGTATGAACTTTAAAATTGTTGAAGCGTGAGGAATTTGCTATGATTGGTGAAAATGTTGAGTTCAAAGACTACTGTGGTGTGACTTTTACATCTAAAGTTGTCGGAATCTTTTCTGATAAGTATGAAGATGTGAAATTTATGGACGATGGCTTTTATTATTGGTCCAAAAAAGCTAAAGATTATCGAAATGTTAAAGAGAAAGATATGGATTCAATATATCTGGAGCTAGAGTCTGCAAGAGGTAAGACAGAATTTATCACTCTTGAAGAAGTGATTACCTAAATATAAAACCATGATTAAATATCGAGTAATCGAGGAACAAATCTTGGAAGAAGGTTTGTCTTTTGATGATGCCACAACAGTGGTTGAGATGTTGAATGCACAGGGTAAAACTGCAAGATTAGAAAAGTATAATGCATATTCGTCTTCTAGATTAGGACGTGACCCTGACTTACACTAACCTTTATAAATAATTATGAATTTATTTTGAGGGTTAGAATGACACAAGATTTTATGGGAATGGATGGATTCCTCTGGTTTGCCGGGGTTGTCGAAGACAGAGAAGACCCCGAAAAAGCTGGACGAGTCCGTGTTAGGTGTATTGGCTTACATACAGATGATTTAAACTCTCTTCCAACAGAAGATTTACCGTGGGCACAAGTGATGGCTCCAACGGACACTCCCTCTATGGCCGGAATGGGGAACACACCTTCATTTCTGGTTGAGGGAACTCATGTCATTGGATTTTTCTTGGACGCTGCAACCATGCAGCAACCGATGGTGATTGGTTCAATACCTGGCCAACCTGTTGAAATAGCTGACCCTGATTTTGGGTTTTATGACCCAAATGGAGTGTATCCTAAAACAGTAAATGAGCCAGACACAAATAGATTAGTTCGTGGTTCAATCGGTGAAACACACCCATCACTTGTTAAAAGAAGAGGAATGAAACAGACTGATGTTCCTCTTTCAACAAAACCATTTTTTGCAGCCGGTGTCCAGCCTGGTGTCACAGAAGATGTAAGAAAAACATGGAATGAACCGGACCCAAAATCAAATGCTCCGACCTTTTACCCTTTCAATCATGTGCATGAAAGTGAGTGTGGTCATATCCATGAGATAGATGATACACCAGGCGGTGAAAGGTTGTTACAACAACATATCACTGGAACATTTACAGAGATACATCCCACAGGAGATAAGGTTGTAAAAGTTGTTGGTGAAAGTTACGAGATTGTAATCAAAGACAAAAGTATACTAATAGAGGGTGACCTCAACGTAACTGTGAATGGCAACAAAAATGAACTTATCAAAGGTGATTATGTTCTAGAGATTGAAGGTGATTCATATACCAAGATTCACAAGAACCAAAGAACAAGAGTTGGTGTAAGGGGAGAGAAAGAAGGCGGTGGAAATCGTGAAGAGGAGATTGTAGGAAGTCATGCGTTTGACATAAGACAAGCCGTTAAAGGTAGAGTTGGTAGTGCAAAGGATGGTGCAAGAGATTTTGATGTTACTATTGGTGGCAACGAAACTAGAATAGTCGGTGGAACTTATGATCTAAATGTCACAAAAAATCTCACACAGATATCTTTGGCTGACATACTGGTAAATGCTAAAAATAATATGTCACTTAAAACAACAACAGGTATTGTTGCGATTGGTGCTGGCAGTAATGTGAATATTCGGTCATCTGCGGAGATGAAAATTAAATCTGGCAGCACATATAAGTTACAAGTGGTTGGTGTTGCTAATGAAACATTTGACTCAACATACAGAGTTAAATATAAAGCATTGAATGAATTTGATCATGATGGAGACAGACGAATTATGATTGGCGCAGATGATTATGCAAGACACAAAACTGGTGTTAACTTTTCTTGTCCCAGTGACCCAGTTAGAACAAGCAATAATGATTGCACTGATCCAACAACGCCAACATTACCGTAGGAGAAATAAATGGTTGATTTCACTACACCAAATTTATGT